CAACGACCACATTCGTCGAGTCTCCAGTTGATACTGCTGGTGTGAATTCGGTTCCAACACCTGCTCTGGAAGAGCTTTATGATGATGATATGAGTTTGAAGCACTTCTTTCGTCGACCTGTTAGGGTTGCAGCTGGTAATTGGAATGTTGATGGAGTTTTGGACACCCGGTTCAACCCGTGGGCGAATTGGGCGAATAATGCTCGAATTAGTAATAGGTTGAATAACTTTCGGCATTTCACTGGAGAGTTGCATGTCAAGATTGTTATTAGTGGCAACCCCATGTCGTGGGGGGCTGCTATGATGTCGTATTGGCCTAATCCCAACCCTTCATTTGCTGTTACATCAGAGCCACAACATCTTACAGATTATACGTTTTATGGTGATTTGATGAAGGCTTCACAGAGGCCTCATGTGATGATAAATCCCACGACGAGTACTGGAGGAGAGTTGACTATTCCACTTCATTCACTGACAGAAGTTGCAGATTTGACCACTAACGCCTTTGCCAATTGGGGTCAGCTGTGGCTTGTTTCACTTGCGCCATTGCGTCAGTTGTCTTCTACAAAGGCTTTGAATTGGACAATATATGCTTGGTGCGAGAATGTAATGCTCAGTGGTCCTACACAGGTTAATATGAGTGGTCTGTCAGCACAGGCTGGTGCAGAACAAGAGAAGGGTTCATTGAGTCAAACACTTGGTGTCATAGCCAAAGCTGCTGGTGCAGCGAGGTCTGTGCCTGTTGTTGGTAAATGGATGACAGCGGCGCAGATGGCAGCCAAGTTGGGTGCTGATGTTGCTTTTGCGTTTGGGTTTTCTAAACCCCTTAGCCAGCATCCAACACAACGAACTGTTGAAGCCGCGCCTGACATCTGTACCCATGATGGTTTAGATGTAGGATACCATCTTGGCACTTCTCCGAATCAGCAGATGCCTGTGGATTTAGAGAGTGTGGGGTTTGGCGGTGAAGATATGATGGAGTTCAAGAACATTGCAAAAATACCCAGTCTGATATATACAGCTAGTTGGGATGCAGCGGACGCAAAGAATTCATTGCTCTTTTCTATGCCAGTTTCCCCATTGTTGAATTGGCGTGGTACTAGACCTTTGACTAATGCTGTGGCTACACAATTGACTCCTATGGGGTTGGTTGCTGCCAACTTTAAGTATTGG